AAAAAAAAGAATTGAATGAGGGTGGAGAGGTTAATAGAACATCATCCGAAATTCTTAAAAGTATCTATTCTAAATATCCTTCTATGCGAAAATATAATTTTAATGTAATAGATAGCCGCTCAACTGGCTTAAAACATAAAAGAAATATTGGAGGCGGTAAGTTAGAATTTTACCCTCCAGATGAATTGTATAATCCAAACCCCGGCAAACCAACAATAGAAATTTTTGATCCAAATCTTAAAGGACAGTTTTTAAATAGAGCCGTGTTTGGAGATATGTTACATTACATTCCTAAAGTTAATAAAAACTTTAATAATTTAAGAGAAAAATTTAAAGCTTCATTAACGCCTCAACAAAAAGATGTAGATAAAAGAGCTTATAAATATTCTCAGCAAAAGTTTGGTGAAAAAAGATCGTTTGATAAATGGAATGAAATAACCCGTATTGATGCATATATTCGCGGATATTTAGCGCCTGATGAGCGAGATGAATGGAGAAAAAGCGGTACGTATACGGAAGAACAAAAAAATATTTTAAATGAAATGATGCGTGTTATTAAGAGTGATAAATAATGGGACAAGATTGGGAATATTTTTCATACGATGAATTAAAATGCACATGTTGTAATGAAGCACCTATGAGGGATGACTTTATGCATATGCTTATCGCTATTCGCGAAGAGTTTGATCGTCCTATGATTATTACATCTGCTTTTCGATGTGCAGCATACAACAATAAAATTGGTGGAGCAAAAGATTCTCCACATCTACACGGCAAAGCTGTAGACGTTGCTGTAAACTACGAAGATGCTTACGATCTTTTAAACATAGCTTTACAACACGGTATGACAGGTATTGGCATAAAACAAAAAGGTTTAGCGTCTGGACGTTTTATACACCTTGACAGCATGGTAGCTGCAAAGGGGCGTCCACGACCAACAGTTTGGAGCTACTAAACGCTTCATTACCGGAGCGGCTACCCGATACAAATCGGCCCCGCTATTTAACTACTCCTCCGCACGGCTACCCGAATATATAACATTCGGCCCCGCGAGAGAAAGGAGATACAAACATGACTGACAACGAAAACATTACAGAAGAAGAGGCACTTGAGCCTACCCCATACGAAAATGCGTATAGGCGAACCCTGAATGAACCTGACGAAGAAACTTTGGACCCTGTTGTAGAAGAAGCAACAGCTACTCCTCAACTTACAGAAGGTATCGTTCAAAAAGAAGATCACGATTACAAGAAACGGTATGATGATCTAAAGAAGCATTATGATAATAAACTTAACGAGTGGAAACAAAACCAAGAGATTCTTGAAGCCAAACTCAAGATGTCTGAAGCTCCGAGAGTAGATCAGCTTCCTAAGACAGCGGAAGAACTTGAAAACTTCCGTAATCAATACCCTGATGTGTATGATGTGGTTGAAACTATTTCTTCGCTAAAAGCTAATGATCGAGTTTCACAAGTAGAAGAACATTTGGAAGTACTGCGACAAAAAGAAGAAGAGGCAGAACGAGTTACTGCTGAAAAACAACTTACTGCATTACATCCAGATTTCATGGAACTCAAAGAAAGTGACGACTTTCTAAAGTGGCTAGAAGAACAACCATCAAGCATTTCTGATGGTGTCTATCGCAACAATACGGATGTTCGTTGGGCCGCAAGAGTGATCGATCTGTACAAAGCAGATGTTGGTCAGACCACTACTAAGTCGAGGCGATCTGGTTCTACAGAGAATCAACGTGCAGAAGCAGCGCAAGCTGTAACACGCACAGCATCAAATCGAGGCTTAGAGTCTCTAGGACCAGACAAAAAAGTCTGGACAGTAGAGGAAATCTCCCGGCTTAAACCGTGGGAATTTGAGAAATACGAGAAAGACATTGACGCTGCTTCCCGTGAAGGACGTATCGTTGATTCAATTTAACTTTTAACCATAGTAAGGAGAAACCGAAATGGCTTTTACTCGCGCTGGTGGTTATCAGAATCTACCGTCAGGTAATTTTGTACCCACTATTTTCAGCCAAAAAGTTCTCAAGTTTTTCCGTCGTGCGTCGGTTGCTGAAGCGATTACCAACACCGACTACGCTGGAGAAATTGAAAACTTTGGCGATACCGTGAATATCATCAAAGAACCTACGATTACGGTTCGTGATTATGCTCGCGGTACTACTGTTAATACAGAAGAACTGTCTGACGATCAAATTCAATTGACCGTCGATCAGGGCAACTACTTTGCTTTCAAGGTTGACGACATTGAAGAGCGTCACAGTCACCTTAACTTTGAGGCGCTGGCTACCTCGTCTGGTGCGTACAGCCTCAAGAAAGCTTACGACTTTAACGTTCTCAAGAACATTTTCGACAACGCCGCTTCTTCGTCCGGTACGTTGAATACGCAAGCTACGTCGGCAAATACGGGTGATGAGGTCGCTGATCTCGTTGCACAAGCTGCTCGTAATCTTGACGAGAACGACGTTCCGGAAGAGAACCGCTGGCTTGTGGCTCCTCCGCAGTTCTACGAAGTACTGCGTGGCGCATCGTCCAAGATCATGGATGCGTCGGTCACGGGTGCAGGTTCGCCTCTGCTGAACGGCAAAGTTACGGACAGGCCGCTTCACGGCTTTGATCTGTATCAAACTAACGCGATTGCAGTCGGCTCCACGGGTTCGGCAGCTTCGCACACTTTTGGCTCATCTTCAACAAGTGGTCAGACGGTCATTCTGTACGGGCATCAAAGCGCAGTCGTTACGGCTTCGCACATTGCCAAGACGGAAGTGATTCGCGATCCTGATAGCTTCGCTGACGTTGTTCGTGGCCTTCACGTTTTCGGACGTAAGGTTCTTAAGGGCAGCGGCACGGGCTTTAAGGGCGTGTTCAAAGGTCTGATGGACTTGAATAGTTAAGGGAGGACTAGAATATGGCTACTTTTTCCATTACGGGCGGTGGTTCCACTGGTATCTCCGCAGATGCTGGAGACGTTAAAGTTCTTAGTGTTGTTGTAGACTTTAGTTCTACGACGAACGCAGCGAACGATGTCTTTCAATGCATCGAACTTCCTGCCAATACGTATGTCGTTACTGCCGGAATCGAGGTAATGACTGCTGACACGGCAGGAAACAGTGGCACGGTGTCGTTGGGTGACGGTGATGATATTGACCGTTACGTTTCGGCTCAGACTATTGCAAACACTAACCTTGTTCCGATTCGCGCTCAAGCTGGTGCGGGTTCGCAAGGCACTACGTCGATTGGCTACGGTAACTATACCGCTGCCGACACGATTGACGTTGTGGTTGCAACGGGAGCGATTAACGCTGTTATTCGCGTATTTGCCATCGTTGCTGACTACGATGGGCTTGGTTCAAACGAAGCTCAGAAGGTCACTTTCGAGTAATATATGTTTAGTGAGAGAGAGGGCTTTTCTTCTCTCTCACTCTACATACTTTCAACATAGGAAAAATAATGGCTACTTTTTTACAGTTAACAAATAGAATACTAAACGAGCTAAATGAGCCTGAACTTACTTCAAGTAACTTTTCTAGTTCGCGAGGTATTCAAACTGTTGCAAAGAATATGGTAAACAAAAGTATTCACGATGTTTACAATTCTGAAGTAGAGTGGCCTTATCTTCATAGCGATCAAACTGACTCAGTGACAGCAGGAACACAAGAGTACAGTTTTCCAAATGATGCTCGAAAAGCTAACATGAATACTTTTGTATTAATACCGTCTAATTTAATTACAAACGGCACTTTTACATCAAACATCACTAGCTGGAGTACGACTTCAGGAAGTCCTGCTAACGCTTCTGAACGTCTACGTCTTAATAATGCAGGTGCTGAACAATCTATCAGCACCATTGTAAATAAAGAGTACGTTCTTAGATGCCGCACGTTTGGTGGAGATATTACACTAAACATTGGCACATCGTCTGGTGGAACACAAATATTAACCCAGACTCTAACCATCTCAAATTTAGGCGATGGAGAGTTTCATACGGTTAACTTTACAGCTACCACTACTTCTACCTTTATAGGTTTTTCTAACTCTGATTCTGATAACTATGATGTAGATAACGTAGAGGTATCTGAAAACCTGTCTCCTCGTAAGCTTGTATTTCTTTCTTACAACGAGTGGTTAGAAAAGTTTTCTGATCGTGATCTCAATCCCACAGACACAGATCAGTTTGGTATACCCTACTACGTCTACGAAACATTTGACGACAAGTACGGACTTACACCTATACCTGATAGAGGCACGTTAAGTGTGCGTTATGAATATTATAAAACACACACTGATCTTTCAGCGCATGGTGACAGTCCTGATCTACCATCACGCTATGATGATGTAGTTGTAAATCGTGGTAAATATTATTGCCACATACTGCGAGCTAATATACCCGCTGCACAGCTATCTGAAAAGGACTACAAAGAAGGTTTAGCTCGTATGCGTATCGAACTAATTAACACAAAAGATTATATCTATCCAGCAGGAATGAGGTTGTATAACACGACGCCATGACACAACAGATAACATCAAGTATTGTTACAACTTCAGGCGGTCTTATGCTAGATCAAGATGTTTATTCTATGCCGCCCGGAGCAGCTACAAAGTTACAAAACTTTGAACCCTCTGTGCTTGGAGGGTATCGCCGTCTTAGCGGAACTACAAAATATTCTTCTAGTCAACCAAACGGCACAAATGTAGTTCAAGGTGTATTTATATATCAAGACAGAGTGTATGCTGTGTCTGGTGGGACTATTGTGTATGGTTCGGGCAGTGCTTGGACAAGTATAGCAACTGGTCTTACTTCTAACGCTAGAATAGCTTTTGAACGTTATAATTATGAAAACTCAGAAAAAGTAATTTTAGTAAACGGCTCTGACCAACCAAGAGTAATTAACGATACTTCTGTATCTACAATATCTGAAAGCTCTGTAAATGGATCAAAGTTTGTAGCATCGTTTAGAGAGCATATGTTTTATGCTGGTATGTCAGGCACACCGCAAGAGATGGTATTCTCTGCACCGTTTAACGAAGATGATTTTAATTCAGGAAATGGTGCAGGATCAATCAAAGTTGACGATACGATTACAGGACTAAAAGTGTTCCGTGATAGTTTGTTCATCTTTTGCCAAGATCGTATATTTAAACTAACAGGTAATTCAAGCTCTTCATTTGTTATCGCTCCAGTGTCTCGTACACTTGGTTGTCTTGATAACTTTAGCATACAAGAGATAGGAGGTGATCTAGTCTTCTTGGGGCCAGACGGTATTCGTACGGTTCAGGGTACGGCGCGTATTGGTGATACAGAACTTGGTGTCGTATCAAAAGCTATTCAACGTAGGTTTCAAGATATATCTCTTGACCGTATTAGTTCTGTCGTTATTCGAGATAAAAGTCAATACAGAATCTTTAGACCTACGACAGGTGCTACAGAGGTATCCTCTGAAGGTATCATAGGTGTAATTAAAGCAAATCCACAAGGTCAGATAGGTTGGGAATGGTCAGAAATAAAAGGCATCAAACCCTCTTGTGCTGACTCACAATTTATAAATGATGATGAACTTGTTGTGCATGGAGGGTTTGACGGTTTTGTGTATAAGCAAGAATCTGGGAATACTTTTGCTGGCACAAATATACAAGCAAGTTATCGTTCACCTGATCTGACATTAGGTGATGCTGGTATTCGTAAAAACATGCAGCGTATAAATGTAAACTACGATGCAGAGGGTGCAGTGTCTTTAGCTCTAGGTGTTAAGTTTGACTTTGAAGACCCTGCTACTCCACAACCAGCAGATTACACACTAAGCACTCAAAGCACACAAGCCATCTATGGTTCTGCTGTATATGGTACAGGTGTTTATGGTTCTGAAGGTTTTCCTATTATACGTCAATCTATAGAAGGCAGCGGTTTTACTGCTGTTGTAAAAATAGATGACGCTTCAAGCAATCCTCCAATCACACTTAAAGGTTTTCAACTAGAGTTCACACCGGGAACAAGGATGTAATAAAAATGGGTACAGCGTATTCAGCAAGGCAAAGTTCTTACAGTGATGGTGATACCATCGACGCTTCAGATTCTAATAATGAATTTGATGCTATTCTAAGTGCTTTTGGTACAAGCGGTCACTCACACGACGGCACCGCTGGTGAGGGTGGAGACATTACTGCACTTCGCGGACACGCCTTAACGTTTGGTCTAGGCACAGCAGGAACTGATATTGTACTAACGTTCGATGGTGAGACGAATGACGGTGTGCTTTCTTGGATGGAAGATGAAGATCATTTTAAGTTTGATGATGATGTTAAAATTATTGATGATAAAAAAATAATCTTAGGAACCAATGACGACATCACTGTTAAGTACGATGAAACTACAAATAATTCCTTAGAGATTGCAGCAAACGTAGAAGGCGCTGCTTTGGGCGTAGTTCTAAAAGCAGATCAAGGAGATGACGCTGGTGACGAATGGAAACTTAATATTGCTGATGGTGGTACGCTTACGTTTGGTAATGACATAAACAGTGCAGGTACGTACGTAACTCATCTAACACTAACACCTAACGCTACTGTAGCTAACTCTACGGCAGCGTTTGCAGGAAACGTTACAGTTGCAAATACCTTATCTATTGGTGGCACTGCAATTACTTCTACAGGTGCAGAGCTAAATAAACTTAGCGGTGTTACATCAACCGCTGCTGAACTTAGTATTGTAGATGGAGATACTAGCGCAACGTCTACTACAGTTGCAGATGCTGACCGTGTTGTATTTAACGATGGTGGCACCATGAAGCAAGTTGCTGTTACAGACCTAGCAGCATACTTTGACGATGAAATTACAGCGATGCCTAATCTGACATCTGTAGGCACTCTAACAACTCTTACTGTAGACAACGTTATAATTAACGGAACTACAATCGGTCATACAAGTGATACAGACCTGATGACTGTAGCCGATGGTGTTCTTACAGTTGCTGGTGAGGTCTCTATGACCACGCTAGACATTGGAGGTACAAACGTAACTTCTACTGCTGCTGAGATTAATCTTCTTGACGGTGGAACATCTGTAGGTGGTTCAATTACAATTGCAGACTCTGACGGGTTTATTGTAAACGACGGTGGAACTATGAAGACAATTCCAGCGTCTGATCTTAAAACATATACTGCAAGCGCCACTGCTGCTGATGACATTACTGCTGGTGATGCTGCAATTAATCTTACGACCACTTCTGGCAATATCACCATCGACGCTCAAGGTAACGATACAGACATCATACTTAAAGGTACAGATGGTAGTGCTGACACAACGTTCTTAACAATTGATGGTAGTGACGCTGGTACAGCTTCGTTCAATCACGATGTAAAACTAGCTTCTGATGCTGCTGTTTTAGGGTTTGGTTCAGACAATGATGTAACTCTTACTCACGTACATGATACAGGTCTTCTTCTTAACGGCACGATGGCTCTTCAGTTTAACGACGCTTCGCAGTCTATTAACGCTCCTAGTGCTACTGTTCTAGATATCAACGCTACTGACGAAGTAGAAGTCAACGCTACTTTGATGGACGTAAACGCAAACCTAGATGTTTCGGGTACGTACACTGGTGGTGGCACGATGACTACTGGTGGTAACATTGTTATACCTGATGCTGGCACGATTGGCAGTGCGTCTGACACTGATGCTGTATCAATTACATCAGCAGGTAACATTGGTATTAACACAACATCTCCTGCAAAGAAGCTTTCAGTTAACGGTCCTGCACTAGCAACTATCAGTGCGCTTTCTGATGGCTCTACGATTACACCTGACTTTGATACTGCACAAAACTTTTCTGTAACTTTAGGTGGAAATCGTACACTTGCAAACCCAAATAATATTGACGCTGGACAAACTGGCTCTATATTTGTTACACAGGATGGAACAGGTAGTCGCACGTTAGCTTTTGGTAATAAGTTTGCGTTTGCTGGTGGAACTGCACCTACGCTAACGACTACAGCAGCGGCTGTAGATCGTATTGACTACATTGTTATGAGTTCTTCAATTATACAAGCTGTTGTATCACTTGACGTAAAGGTGCCTTCGTAGAATGGTATTTCAAAATAATTTGCTGGCTGGAGCTTCTGGAGCTACTGGCGCACAAGCAGCATTTGACTCAACGCTGATTGGTAATTCTGTTTGGTTTGACGGTTCTGCTGACTATATGGACAAAACTTTTTCATCAGGTTCTGCTCAATCAAGAATTATCTATGCTTGCTGGTTACAAAGAAATGATTTTAGTAGGTTGCAAAGCATTTTTACAGCGCACATAGGCAGTAGATCAAATCGTTTTGGTTTTCAAGCTGATGATACAATAGATATTCACCTTGAAGCGCCAGGTGGTTCAACAATTATTTATTCTACTAGCAATGTTTTTAGAGACATTAGCTGGTATCATTTTATTCTGTCAATTGATCTCAATGTTGCACAAGCCAACGCTGTGCAACTTTATGTAAATGGTGTTCAGAATGCCGTTACAGTTACATCCGGCCCATCCGCTGGCGCGTTGTCGACTATGTCATCGTTCGGCAATGCTGCGACACATGCGATTGGCAAACGAAGTAATGCAAGTG